TAATGAAACTATTTGATCTTCTATTTTATCTAATGTTCTTGTTAATGACTCGTAAAATTCAACTTCGGCTTTTTCAATACCTTTGATTCTGTAATTCGTTAAATCTTTTACTATATCTGACATTCATTAAACTTCTTCTTCTGCTACTGTTTCTTGTTGTACTTCGTCTTGTGTAAATTGACCAACTTCTGAAGCTGAGTCTATTTCATCAAATATGTCGTTTAGTTTTTCGTCATCATCTACAACTGCTCTTGCAATTTCTTTATCAACTTCTTTCATAAATGTAGGTGAACCAATACCAATAGACTTTGCTTGTTGGAAGTAAATTAGATCAGTTGCATAATCTCTAATGTTGAACGAATCAGGATAATTTATTTCGCCATCAAATGTAGCATTTTGAAATTGTGCATATAATCTAAATAATTGTTCTTCTGCTATTTCTAAATTGTCTGCTTTTTCTGATAATCTTGCGTTAAGTAATTCAAATTCTGTTTGTAAAGCTATTCCTGATGATACAGCTTGTTTAGTTGTTCTTACTGCTCCTGTATGTGCTATTCTATTAATAGCTTCTACTTTGTGATTTATTGAGTCCATAAGACCTGATAAGTTTTGACCTGATGGTTGCAATAGATATGGTTTTAAGTTTGGTTCCATTTCTTCAGGCATTTCAATAACTGCACCAGCACCAGCACTAGCATTTACACTTGGAGTTTTTACTAATGATGGGTGGTTTGTTAATCTTATTAATTGTTCTATTTCTGAAAGTTCGTTGTAGATGCTTTTTTGTAAATCAGCAATATCTTGTAGGTCTGATTGACCAATCCCTTTTTTGTGCGATTTGGAATTGTATAAAATAACTGCTGGTATTTTGCCAATCAGATTATCGGCAGTATCTATTGTAATTGGGTCTGACCTATCATCTTTTGAATATATTGTTTCTATTCGGTCAGGAAACCACAATCTAAAATATGTACCACCATCTTTATCTACTTCTTCTCTAATTTTAAGATAGTCTAAATAATACTTACCATTTACTTCTCTTTTAAAATTCCAATCTAAAACATTCTCAGGTGTAACGATTGAAATATATGGTCTTATTTCTTGATTAAGTTCCTCTGCTCTTGTTCGTGTTTGTATTGCTGGTTTATCTAAAATCATAAATGTATGACCATAAATAGCCGCATAGTTTTGAGCCTGTTTCATTACAGAGTTAAAAGTGTTACCCTCTAAGTCTGCGTCTTTTAAGAATGATTCTAAACTAGGCTCATCTGCCATAGAACCAAAATCTCTTGATGCTTTTACTCTAAATAAAAAAGATGAATATATTTGAATGATGTTTTTACAATGGTTATCGCAAGGTGTGTTACCAAGTCTTTGATTGTATTCGTTATCAAGTTCTAAATTATATCTGTTTAGATATTGACCGATAGTGTAATCGTAACCACCATTATATGATCTTATGTAATACTCCCACCGATTTACATTTTCTTTGTAATCTTTGTGTGTATCGTAAGCATCATCTCTTGTATAAGCCATATTATTTAATGTTCCATCTTGTTGGTAATGAACTTGGCATTTGGGTAACTAAAGGTTTTATATAATCAATCATATATCCAAGTGCATCGTTCATGTGGTCAAACCCATCTTCTTTATCAGGAATATTTGTATCTTCCTTGTATGTTTGTCTTTGTAATCCTTTTATAAGATATTTGCAAGAATTGCTAATAAAAATATGTCTAACACCTTTTGAATCTTTAAGTTTAGAATTTACAGCATTTATCCTATCTCTAACTGCTGGATGTTTATGTTTTACCTTAACTGTAAATCCACCATTCTGTAAAATAGATAAGTCTGTTCTACCACCAGCAGATGTTTTTCTTTGCCTTGATGCTGGGTCAGGATAGATAAATATTGGTAATTGTGTGCCATACCTATCTCTTATTTCTTGCACCATTTCGTCAGTATTACTTGAATAAATTACTATCTCATCAACTAAATATATTTTTTCTTTTTCTATCTGTGCAACACAAGCTGACATTGGGTCTATGTTAAAATCCATTCCAATATGTAAAGGTTTTTTCCAATCTATTCTTTTACTTACAACAGATTCTACAGGGTGAAAATTATAATATATTGCTCCGGCATAGTTTTCAAATGTACCCTCAAACTCTTGTCTAAATGTTCTTTGATCTAAGTCTTGTCTAGCTTGATCTATTTCTTTTGGTGTAACCATACCACCATCAAGTGTTGTATATTGAAAACTCTCCCATTCTTTGTCTTGCTTACCTTTGAGATACATCTCATAAGACCAATTACCATAACCTTTAGGAGTTCCACACATTAACACTTTTCCTAATGTATCTGATATTGATGCTCTCAATACCTCAAACCAAGTTCTTTTATCTATATCTGCAAACTCATCTAATATTAAAAAGTTTAAACCTGTACCTCTAAGTGAGTCAGGCATATCAGCAGACTTTAATGATATTGTACTATTTGTTTTTCTTACAGTTATTGTAAGTGTTGTTTCGTTTATATCTTCTATCCAATTAAATTGATTTAGAACTTCTTTAAGATTAGACCAACAAATGTCTTTTGCCATTTTAAGAGTTGGTGCTACATACCATATCTTTTGATTTGGAATAGCCGCATATTTCATCATCTCAGTTATAGCAAGATATGTCTTACCA